GGCTTGAGCATTATAGACAATGTGATAGGTCAAAGCCTTGGGTTAAAATGTTAACGTCTGATGGAAAGCACTGGTTTTTCATGGGATATGACTCGTGGTATGATATAAAAAATCATTGTAAAGATAATTCTGTCTTTCTTGAAGAAATTCACTTGCAATTTCGGTCTAACCGAGCTATTATGAATATAGACAAGAAAGCCGATGGAATCTACTTTGTTCGGTCTGTACTGGGAACCATCGGAAGACCCACGCAGATGTACTACACTTTTGGAAATGTTTATGGTAACAGAATTGAAAAACAAATGTGGAAGCTACCAGAGTTGATTCTCGATAAGGAATACGAGGAAAGCGTTGAAAACAGTTTTGAGGAAGCAATCTTATATGAAACGTCAAAGGTCAGAAAAAAGTAAATACAAACATGCTTCAACCGGAGATCATTGCACCTGTGCCCAATACGTTGCTGCGATTATGTGTCAACGTAACGCAGAAAACAAGAACGAGGGGTCTTTGCCCTACAAATTCTGGAACAAGAAACCTTGGGATTGGACATACAAAAAGCAACTCTGGAAAGCCAATAAGATACTAAAGGACTATAGCGAGGAAGCACTTGTTAAAGCGGTTGAGTCACCAGAGTTCAAAGGTATCTTTTCCCTAAACCATCCAAAGGTTATTGGGATTATTAAGAAGTATGAATTGCAAATTGAAGATCAGAAATCAAAGCCGAAGCAAGAGATTGAAGTTAAGAAAAACGCCAAAACTAGAAAGAACAGTTACGGCGGAAAGAACCTTTTAAACAAACTTAGGAAATTAGAGAATGGCGAAGAAGAAGAGTAAAGCTGTTGAGTACGACGATCCTACAGTCGCAACATTGTGTAAGAAGTACGGTAATGTTATTGAGTCTGGCACTAAGGTGCTGGAGTCATTAGAAACGTATGATACCATCAGTGTTAGTCCAGCACTAGATATGGCACTTGGTGGTGGATTGCGTGAGGGTCAGGTCGTTGTAATGACCGGCGATCCAAAGACCGGAAAGACAACGACCGCTCTGTATGCTGCTGCCAAGGCACAGGCCAAGGGTAAGAAAGTGTACTATCTAAATACCGAAGGTCGTCTAACCAAACAAAACTTTCGTGGCATCAAAGGTTTAGATGTTGATGCTATTCAAATTGTCCAAGCTACAGACGATACACCTATCGTATCTGCTGAGACATATCTTAATATTATGGAGCGACTTCTTAAAGAAGAAGAAGATTTGTTCTTGATCTGTGACTCCACATCTAACATGGTTCCACAGGACGAGATTGATGGAGAGATCCGCACAGGTGTTCGTAACGCTCTACCACGCTTGTTGTCTATGTTCTTCAAGCGTATCAGCGGTGACGTATCACGTATGAAAGCTATCGCCGTGTTCATCACTCACAATATCGCCAACACTGGTGGGTCACGTTTTGCACCCAGCAAGATGGCAGACTGTGGTAACATGCTACAGTTCCAAGCTGGAACCAACATGGTTATCACGCACCGTGGCAAATGGGAAGTACCCAAAGAGTCAGGCAATCACGTTGGTCAAGTTGCTAACTGGGTAATCAAAACCTCTGCTGCTGGTGGCACGCCCATGAGTACAGCCGCAAGCTGGATTCGTTACGGTATTGGGATTGATGAGTCACAAGAGATTGCAACTATTGCTACAGACTTTGCATTGATTCAGGCTAAGGGTGCATGGTATACAATTTCTTGTTTAGTCGATAAGGCTTCACATCCTATCGTACACCAATACCTGTCAACCAACGAAGTTGATCCATCAAATGAAGAAGCTGTAACCAAGGCGTTCAAGTTTCAGGGCATGGAGAAGCTAGTGAACTTTCTGAATGATAATGAAGAACTCAGAGATATTGTTATCGAGGAAGTAAGAGACTTGTTCTAATGAAAGTCACAGGCTTAAATGGTAGAGAGTATAATCTCGACACCAAAAAATATTTAGTGAACAATCGGAGTAGGCGTAGCTTCTATCACTTACAAGCTAGGGAACTTATAGTGGAGCTATTTCATCCCTATCAGGTACTTGAAGAAGTTACGCTTCCCGGTTCTTCTACAAAAAAATCCAAATTAGCCCTTGACTTTTTGATTCCGTCGTGTACAATAGGTATAGAGGTACATGGTGAACAACACTTTAAGTATGTGCCATACTTTCATAAATCTAGAGTCGGTTTTGCACAAGCAAAGAAGCGAGATCTAGACAAGAAAGAATGGTGTAGAATTAACGACATTGTACTTGTAGAGTTACGTTGGGACGAAGACCCAGAATATTGGAGAGAGAAAATTGAACGCAGCAGATAGACTACAGAAGTTTTTGGATGGCATACAGCAGTATATTACTGGAGCTAATATTGCACCAACAAACTTTACTCCAGAGTTTGCTATTGCGGAAACTCTAACATTAGACAAGATGGAGAAGTTGACTCAGGACGACTGTTTCAACTATGCTTATCAATTATACCAGTATGCAGATCACATAGCTTGGTGTAGATCACAGAGCGAGAATGTTGTAAGGTGGTGTAAAGAGAACCTTGGTAGTATCGTGGCTAGTGAAGTGACACAAATTGAAGTGCAGTTCATGAAGTACGAAACAAAGGTCGATTTGATTAAAAGAGAAAATGATATAGCAAGAAACATTAACGAGTGGTTGATGACAGCAGAGAGTAGACTAGAACTATTAAAAAGTAGAGAATACAATGTTCGCCGCAAGGCAGACATCTTAATTGAAAAAGGAAAGAGAAAATGAGTGATGAACTTGTAAAAGCATTACTAAATACTATGACAGCCGAGCAGAAGGCTGAATTGCTGGACAGTCTAATGGGTTCTTTGAAAGAAGATGCACCCACAGAACCAGCACCAAAAAAAGAGGAAGCGGTTTCCTCAAAACCTCAGTCAAATATTACTGAGGACTTTAGAGTAGTTCAAAACGAGCAGTTAGAAAAAAGGAAGTCTCCGGTGAGAGCGAGAAAGAATCAGTGGGTAGATGAAGGTGAAGATCGAGATCCAGATTTCGACCCACAGAAATTTGAGCGTATGGGTAGAACCTCAAGAAATAGAGGTAAAGTAAAGAAGCGTACCGTTGAGTGTCATGTTTGCGGTCGCGATTTCCAAGTCAATCCCGCCTTCGTTCACGGCGAATACATTAGATGCAACCGATGCACAGGAAGGTAAAATGGATCAGCTTGCTGATGTCGGTGCAGAGAGAGCAGTTCTAGCTGGACTCTTTGCATACGGACTTGAATCTTATGTTGAAATCAGTGACTTCCTTACGCATAGCAGTTTCGCTAATCGTAACAACCAAGTCATTTACAAGTGCATAGAAAAGGTACTGGAGAATGATGCTGTAGCTGACATTCCAGCAATCCTTTCTGCTGCTGAACAACTCAATCTTACAGAAGTAGTCAAGACTGAGCATGAGCTAGACTACATTCGTGACCTGATGGACTATCCCGTAAAGAGGGATAATGTCCTGCATTTTGCTGCACAGGTTAAAAAGTTTGAGTTTGCTCGTAACGCAAAACGTATTGCTAAAAGAATAGATAAAGACATCGACTCTATCGTTGGTGATGAGAGTATTGATGATATTATCAATCTTGTAGAAACTCCGCTTATGGATTTCTTACGCGATGATGAAGGAGGTCAAAAGCCAGAGATGCTTGGTGATGACCTTGACGAATATCTTGAATTTCTAATCGAAAACAAATGTGACCAAATAGGATTGTCCAGTGGATTTCCCAGATATGATGCCGTCATTGGTGGTGGCTTACGTCGTAAGTGTGTGGATCTTGTATCCGCAAGGCCCGGAGTGGGTAAGTCTGTCTTTGCAGATAATGTTGCTCTGCACAATGCTCGTATGGGAATTCCTGTACTTATGCTCGATACTGAGATGAGCAAAGAGGATCACCTCAATAGAGTTCTCGCTAATATCAGTGGCGTTCCTATTCAGGATATTGCAACCGGTAAGTTTTCAGAAGATGACGAGAAAGCTATTGCGGTTAAAAATGCGGCAGAAGAAATTAGAGATATCCCGTACACCTATGTAAGTGTAGCTGGTGCTCCGTTTGAGACGATTATGAATATCATCAAGCGATGGATTCTTCGTGAAGTGGGTCAGGATGAGAACGGCAGAACCAACGACTGCCTAGTTGTGTACGATTATCTCAAGCTCATGTCGTCATCTGGCATTACAAACAATCTCCAAGAGTATCAAGCTCTTGGTTTCCAAATCACAGAATTACATAACCTAACAGTCAAGTATGACTTCCCATGTCTATCATTTGTTCAGTTGAACCGTGATGGTATCACAAAGGAATCTACGGACGCTGTGAGCGGTTCTGACCGCATCATTTGGTTGTGTACGTCTTTCTCCATATTTAAATTAAAGTCCGCAGAGGAACTGGCAGAGGACGGTCCAAACGGTGGTAACAGAAAGGTTGTCACATTAAAGGCTCGTCATGGTGCTGGATTACTTGACGGTAATTACATTAACATGAATATGGTTGGCGAACATGCACAACTGCTTGAGTTGCGAACCAGAGATGAAATGAGATCCTCGCCCGATGGCGATGTGATTGAAGGCTCAGATGTTCCGTTTGAAGTTCCATTTGATGTAGAGGAAGAAGATGCTTAAAATTGATCCAGAACCAAAACTAGACTTTGATGATGTCTTACTCGTACCACAAAGATCGAGAGCGGCAAGTAGAAAAGAAGTAGACTTAACTAGAAGGTTTCAGTTTTACTGGTCGCCAAAAGAGTGGCATGGTGTACCGCTAGTAGCTGCCAACATGGATACTACTGGTACATTCAAGATGGGAACCGCCCTTAATAATCATGAGATGGTGACTTGCCTACATAAGCATTATGACTCTGATGTAATTGATAATTTCTACAAATATTATAATGTAGAGCATAACGTTTGGATTAGTGTTGGTATGGATCTTGAGCATGAACTAGAGCGTTTGTTCTATATCGAAGATAACACATCTGTTCAGCCTAACATCTGCATTGATATTGCTAATGGTTATACGGAGAGATTTGTTGACTATTGTGCTAAAATTAGATTAGAATTTCCTAATTCAATTATTATGGCGGGTAATGTCTGCACACCAGAGATGGTATCAGAACTTATCTTACATGGAGAGGTTGACATTGTAAAGATTGGGATTGGTCCCGGCTCTGCGTGTACTACTCGATTGAAAACAGGTGTTGGATACCCACAACTTTCAGCTATCGCAGAGTGTGCCCACGCAGCACATGGTTTAAGGTCTGATGCTGGTAGGCTTGGCCTCGTCTGTGCAGATGGTGGCTGTAGGACTGCTGGCGATGTAGCTAAAGCCTACGCTGCTGGTGCAGACTTTGTGATGCTGGGCGGTATGCTGGCGGGTGCAGATGAGTGCGAAGGCGAGTGGGAATATGATGTAGATGACAACGGCAAAGAATATAAGACTCATCTTAGTTTTTATGGTATGTCATCAGAAAAAGCTCAAGATAAACACAGCGGTGGCATGAACGAGTACGCCACCAGTGAGGGCAGAGTTAAGAAGGTTGCTTACAAGGGGAAAGTTGATGGGATTGTTCGAGATATTTGTGGCGGTGTTCGGAGTGCTTGTGCTTATACGGGAGCTACTTCGCTAAAAGACTTTAGTAAAACGGCACGCTTCGTTCGTGTCAATCGCACCCATAACGATCAGAGTGTATAATGCAAATCAAAAATATTATTTATGCAGCATTACCAAACCCATCTGTTAATTTAAATCATATCTATCAAGCTACACAACTTGTAGATGATGCTTTTGCTGCTGGCTATTTTAAAAACCATTTAAATGAAATTCATTGTGCGTGGGTAGCACTAGATGGTGACAAAGTGGTGGGATGGGCAGCGGTTGGAGACTGTATCCTCCGCTGCATTGTTGTGCATCCAGACTATAGAGGTCATGGAATCGGTAAAAGATTAACAGAGGAAAGACTAAAGTATTTAGGAGACTGCGAGCAAGTAGTCTCTTATGCTTGGGTTAGGCCAGATGGTAGCTGCATGTCCTGTAAAAATCTAGAAAATTTCGGTTTTGAGCTTGCAAAAGAGCTTCCCGAATACTATAATAATACTAGAAGCAACTGTAAATACTGTGGGAGCGATTGCACATGTGTAGCAAGGCTGTACGTCAAAACACAACGTTAGACCTGAACAAAGTACGAGAGATCATCTTCCAAGATATTTATAAGCTGTTGGATAGTTTCAATATAGAGTACACTCAGGACGCAGAAAACATTTTTATGAAGTGTCCTATTCATGAGGGCAGCGACAATCCATTCGGTGTGTCTATCGCACTTGACAAGCAGGTGTGGCGTTGCTGGACTCGTGGGTGTCACGATCACTATAGTTGTAATATTTGGGGATTCATCAAAGGTTGTCTACAAACAGACTCATTCTCTGATGCACTCAAATACGTTTGTAAATTGTACGATGTAAATGGAGCATCTAAAAATGGAACCAATGATAACGCTGGGAATCACTCTCATGTTGACGGGGATTTCTCTACACTTGTGGGCCATCTCAAGAAAGCAAAACAAAGAGGTGAAAAGTGTGAGGAACACGTTGAGGCTTCAAGGCCAAAAACTGACAGAGATCCTTCCCCGTATTTCATCGCTAGAGGATACGAACCGGAAACGCTGCGATTTTTTGGAGTTCGAGAAACACCAAGTGATACCAGAGGCATCCTTCGACGTAGGGCCATCATACCCATCTGGGACAATGCCGGAATATACTGCGGGTATATCGGGAGAGCTACCGTTCCATATATCGAACCCAAATATATCTTCTCTAAAGGAATCAGGAAATCAAATTACCTATACAACTACCACAACGCTGTGTCAGGGTTGGAACGGCAAGACACGCTATTCTTAGTAGAGGGACAGGGCGATGTTTGGAGATTATGGGAGTGCGGAGTCAAAAATGCAGTTGGACTATTTGGTAAAGATGTATCATCACAACAGCGTAAGCTATTGCTTAACAGTGGTGCGACCAGACTTGTTGTCCTCACTGACAACGACCAAGCAGGGCGAGAGTCGAAGATCAAGATCAAGCGGGAACTAGGAAGATTATTTAAGTTAGTGTTTCCCAAGATGCACACAAAAGACTTGGGTAGCATGATGTGTGAACAAATTGATAAGAATATTTTACAGGATTTAAGAGGGTACTATTAATGATTCTAGGAATCTCAGGACGCAAACAAGCAGGCAAGAATACTACTGCAAACATTCTACATGGTATTATACTTAAAGAACAGGGTTTCGTCGAAGATTGGAATATTGACGCTTTAGGACATCTAAATATTTTAGACGAAGGCGGCTGGGGATATTTTGACGTTACAAGAAAAGATCCTGCCTTTGTATCTTGGGCGGATAATGTCATGTGGCCCTTTGTTAAACTCTATAGTTTTGCCGATAACCTAAAAGCGGTTTGCACTGAGTTATTTAATATTCCACCAGAGTGCGTATATGGAACAGACGAGCAGAAGAATCAGGTGCAGGAACATTTGCTGTGGGAAAACATTTCTACAAACAGAACAGGCCCAATGACTGCCCGCGAGTTCATGCAGCACTTTGGCACAGATGTTTGCCGCAAGGTTTACGAACCTATCTGGGTCAATGCTTGCATCAAAAAAATACAACAGGAACAATCAGGACTGGCAATTATTGCAGACGTTCGCTTCCCTAATGAGGCGAAAGCTATTGAACAAGCCGGTGGCAAGGTTGTGCGACTAACACGCGAGGTTCACGAGGACAACCATTCGAGCGAAGTAGCTCTGGATGACTACCCCTTCACAGATTATATTGACAATAAAATTGAGAGCATCGACATTTTGATGGTGAGGGTCAAAGAATTTTACCGTAACCTAAAGGAACAAAATGTTAGTAACGTATGTTAGAAGCTCATCTTATAATAATTATGACTTTTGCCAAATGCAATATTTTCTGACCTACAATCTAGGTTGGAGAGGTTCTAGTGGTAAACGAGCAGATATGGGAACTATGGCCCACAAGGTCATGGAGATTCTGGCTGGACTTAAAAAATTTCAGCAAGACAATCCTCGTAAAAAATGGCTAGAAATTGTAGATGATAAATGTGGAAAGGTAAGAGTTAGTAAAGATGACCTCTACACTGATGCGTTTGTAGACGAATTAATCGCCAGATCTATCAAAGATTATAGCGAAACCTCTACTCATAAGTTTTACCGCAAAGAACGTCAAGAAATTACTCAAACTGTTTATACATTTTTGACTTGGAATAATGGTCAATTTGATCCTAGACTCAGGAATATCTACTATCCAGAGCCGCATTTTGACCTTCCAATCGAAGAAGAGTGGGCAAAGTTTGATTTTATAGATGCAAATGGCAACACTCAAAAGGGCCAACTTGCTATTAAGGGGACAATCGACCTCGTTACACTGCTTGACGAAGATACGATTGAGGTGGTTGACTGGAAAACTGGTCGTCGCCTAAATTGGGCTAGTGGCGAAGAAAAGACATACGAGAAAATGATGAATGACCCGCAGTTATTGCTGTATTTCTACGCTATGTCCAAGATGTTTCCTGATTTCCCCAATAGAATTATGAGTATTTTCTTCTATAAGGACACTGAGGGGGAACCAGACCCCACACCGTATAGTTTCTGTTTTACCAAAGAAGACGAAGATAGATTTCTACGAATGTTGGAGAAGCGAGTAAAGGAAATTAGACAGAATACTAATCCATCCGTACTAGATCCTACCAGAACTGACTTTAGATGTAAATATTTATGTCATTTTTGTAAGAATAGCTTTGAGGGCGAGAGTGACAATATGTGTATAACTATAGAGAAGGAGTTAGTTCAGTTGGGGATGGATGAGGTGGTGAAGAAACGCACTGCACCTGACTTTAATATAGGATTTTACGAAGCACCCGGATAACGGAGATTAGTAAAATGAGGGAGTTCATGTTAGGTTTTTTCGTAGCGTCATCGTTAATGTTAGCAGCATATATCGTCTGGGAGAACAAAAGGCACGTTCCAGTCGTTATCAAAGAAGTTCCGGTGCCAGTCCAAATGATACCAAATCCAGCATCAGATATTGAAACTTGGGATACATAAATGAAAAGAAGAGATTTTATTAAACTAGGAGTAGGAACATACGCACTTGGAAATGTTACAGCAACTATCGCAGATGAGCAACAATCAAATGATCCAGCAGTTTTGTTCCTATTCCTTAATGGTGGTGCATCTCATATTGAGACTTTTAATCCTATTCCTCTTGCTCCGGCTGACAGGCGATCTGTAACTGGTGCAGCCAAGACCAATGTTGAAGGCATTGAGATTGGTGGCTTGTTCAAAGAACTAGCAAAACGCACAGATAAGATCGTCATTCCTAGAGCATTTGGTCACAGAGATCAAAACCATGCATC